ACCTGAACCTTGTCCGTTAGCATTACCGTGAGTATGACCATGAGCAGCACCTCCGCCTGAACCACCGTCTCGGCCTCTGGAGTTACTTGAACCTCCTCCGCCACCGCCACCTGATACCATGCCGTCAAATGTTGATGACCCGCCATCATGTCCGTGTGAGTTAGATGTTCTTTGTGAACCACCTGTACCAACTACAACTGCGTAATTTTGTGCTGTAATGGCATAATTTTTTGAGTTGTTTGCTCTGTATCCACCAGCACCACCGCCACCTGCGTGGTGTGTACCGCCTGAACCGCCACCGCCAATGATTAGATATTCAATCTTATCACCTAATACGGAATCTGTACCTAGAGCATGTACTTTAAAAGTACCTGATGTTAAAAACTTGTGAACAACATCATCGCCGTCTATATAAATTTCTTCAGCGTCTGAGGTAGCAATTGGCCATCTTCGTGAGCCAACATTTTTAACTGCAACACCTCTATTTGTTTGACCGCCTAATTCTTGGTTATAATCTGATTGAAATTTAGTAACTCTCCAACCACCATCACCTGAAATACCGTCATCAAAAGTAAATTCTACAACTGCACCTTTTTGATGAATAACCCAATCGTCTGGTTGTCCTTCAATTAATTGTCCACTTCTATTAATAGTTACAGGATTTTCAGAGAAAGTTCCTCTGTAATCCGAAATCTGAATTTGGTCACCTCTTTGAGGAGCTGCTGGAAATGTAATCGTAACAACACCGTTTGTTGTATCTACAAAGTATGCGTTTTCACCTGTAGCAGAAAAGTTTGATGTTCTAATGGTATTGTGCGCCATTTTTTCGGCTGCCGTACCTTTAGACATATATCTCCAATAAGTGGAGTTTTCTGCTTCACCTGTCGCTGGTGCTTGATTTGTGTGACCTAACACACAAATGAATGTACTCGTAATACCTGAATGTTGGTACTGAACGAAATCATCCACTTCATAAGCAACGGAGTTTTGCCATTGCCCCTGATAAGTTGGTTTTAATTTGCCTAAGTCTATTGCTGCCATTTTTTTCCCTATTCTGTTACTTCAATCCAAGTTTGTGTAGCAGTATCCCAATAACTTTGTTTAGAAGTCTCAACCATTTGTGATGGATAAGAATACCATTTTTGTTCTGCTTCGTCCCAATCAAATTTAGCTCTATTGGCTTCATCTTTGAAAGGACCTATCCAAAAACAATTCTCATTTAATGTCCATGAATTGCAAGGGTTGCCGTTTCTATCTACAGGTCTAGGACCATGAAAATGTCTATCTTCAGCATGCCATATATCATCTACACTAGGATATGTACCTGCCATATCATCTGTGTATAGTATATATGTTCCTGCACCATTTACTGCTTCAGCAAATGCTTGTGCTTTTGTTTGTGATACTACACCAGTAATATCTGCAATTTTTTTAGGATTAGCAGTTATAACCTGTGTTACTACATTGTTCTCATCAATTTTTGCTATGTAATTTGCCATATTTATCTAACCCTATATCTGATTACTACTATACCATCACCGCCGCCGCCACCTCGTCTGTGACCACCAGAAGTACCATCTGTACCTCCGCCACCGCCTCCGGTACCGTTAACTCCGTATCCACCGCCTGCTTGGCCTCCACCACCTTCACCGCCTGCTGGGCATGAAGTGTGATTGTGTCCGGCTGCGCCGCCACCACCTGAGTAGTGTTGTGGAATTCCTGTAATATCGTTTTCGTAGCCTCTGCCACCGTGACCTGCCATGTGGTTACCATAATGGTCTGCACCTGGTTCAGCAGCACCGCCTCCGCCACCACCATTGTGATGTCCGTTTGAACCGCCTCTATGACCTTGACCTTGTCCGTTTGCGTCACCGTGTCCGCCTGTGTGATTACCACCACCGCCAGAACCACCTGAACGACCACCGCCGTTTGGATGTCCGCCACCGCCTCCGCCACCTGCACTTGTTAAACCAAATGCCGTAGAAGCAGAACCAGTTTGTCCGTGTCCGTCACCGCCGTATTGTGAACCGCCGGCACCAACTACGATTGAATATGCTTGAGCAGTTACAGCTTGTGCGAAAGAGTTATTTGCTCTATATCCTCCTGCACCACCACCTGCGCCATGGTGTGTTCCACCTGAACCACCGCCACCTACAATTAGATACTCGACTACATCGCCTAATGCGGAATCTGAACCTGTTGAATGTACGGTAAATGTGCCAGATGTTAAAAACTTATGTACCATATCTCGGCCATCTAAGTAAACTTCTTCGGCATCCGAAGTAGCAACTATATATCTTTTAGAACCTAATCCTTGATGTCCTTTTGTTTTTAAACCTGAATTTTCTTCGTTACTATAAGTAACAAATTTCCAACCTTGACCACCTGTACCATTGTATGCTAATTCTATAACGGTACCTTTTGCATTTAAAACAAAATCATCAGGTTCGCCTTCAATCAATGAACCGTTACCTGCTAATGTACAAAAATTAGTGTTGAAAGTTTTTGCGTAATCTATAATTTTTAAATATGTGCCATCACTAGGTGCTGATGGTAATGTAACCGTAATTGCACCACTTGAAGTATCTACAAAGTAAGCACTTGAACCTGAAGCTGTAAAATCTGCTGTTGAAACTGATTGATAAGCAATAGCAATCTGGTCAGTACCTTTTGCCATAAATTTCCAGTAAGTAGAATTTTCTGTTCCACCAGTTGCTGGAATTTGGCCTGTACTATTTGTAACAGCAATAAATGTACTTAAAGTACCACCATCTGAATATTGTACGATATCGTCTTTCTCGTAAGCAGTGCCAGACGACCAAGTACCTTTGGGCGTTAATGCTAATTTTCCTAAATCAATTTGTATTGCCATATTTTTTTTAACCTATCCTATTTATTATAGCTCCGTGCTATTAGTATCTACCCATGATTGTGTACTATTGTTCCAAGTCCACCAAGTGTTATATTCCACACCTGCTCTTTGAGCATACCAAGTAGCATTACTTTCTCTCCAATTAAATTTTTTCATAGTGATTGTGCCATTTGCACCATATTGGTGTGGTGCTTGCCATTCGAATTCTGTATTAGAATATGTCCATGAAGCACATTCAACACCTTCAATATCTTTAGGTCTGATATCTCTAAAAGAGTTTGAGGCTGCATGATATTCCTGGCCAATTTCAGGTGAAGTGTTTGTATGCATATCACATTTGTATGTATAACCTTCGCCCCATAATTTTGTACAAACAGCATTAATGCTATGATGTGTACATGAACCTGTAGATTTGTCAATACACTTTTCAACTTTAAGAATATGAACATCTACTACTTTATTATTACTATCTATTTTAGCTACTTTCATATTACTTAACCTTATACCTAATTACTACTAGTCCTGAACCGCCAGCGCCACCATAGTTTGCTTGACCTGTAGAACCATCTGTTCCACCGCCACCACTTCCACTAAATGGTTCTGCACTACCGCCATTTCCTGAACCGCCGCCACCTAAGCCGCCGCCACCAGGACCTCCGTGTTGATGTGTTCCTGCACCACCGCCTCCACAATACCAACGATTTTCGCCTGTAATGTCTGAAGCTGTACCGGATCCACCGTTACCACCCATGTGATGTCCGTATTGGTCACCACCTCTAGTGTATGAACCGCCACCACCGCCATGAGTATGACTTTCGTGGTTACCACCTCTGTTACCTGAACCTTGTCCGTTTGCGTTACCATGTGTGTGATTGTGTCCCGAACCACCACCTGAAGCACCATCTCGGCCTCTTCCAGCATTCGAACCACCACCGCCACCGCCACCTGATGTTAAACCAAATGCACTTGAAGAACCTCCGTCATTACCTGTAGTGTTAGAGTATCTTCTATCACCACCAGCACCTACGGTAATTGTATATGCTTGTGGCGTAACTGCTTGGTTATAAGCTGCGTTATCTCTGAAACCACCAGCACCACCGCCACCAGCATGGTGTGAACCACCTGAAGCGCCACCGCCAACAATTAAATATCTTACATTTGAACCGAAAACGGAATCTGAACCTACTGAATGAACGGTAAATGTTCCTGAACTTAAAAACTTGTGTACCATGTAATCGCCATCTAAGTAGACCTCTTCTGCGTCTGAGGTTGCGTTAATCCATCTTTTTGAACCAACACCTGGCGATACTGCTTTATCTTTATTATTAATTTCGTCTGAGTTAAATGAAGTAATCTTCCAACCATTTGAACCTGAAACTGAACTATCATATGTGAAGTACACATGTGTACCTCTACTATTTAAAACCCAATCATCCGGTTCACCTTCAATAGTGTTACCGTTTGCAGCTAATGTTACTTGATTAATATGGAATGTTCTTGCTCTATCAATAAATGCAATTTGGTCACCGTTACTTGGTGAGGCAGGCATTGTAATTGTAATTGCGCCTGCTGTTGTATCGACAAAATAACCAGTTGAACCTGAAGCTGTAAAACTTGATGTTTCTGGAGCACCCCATGTCATTGATACTGCGTCTGTACCTTTTGCCATTAATGCCCAATAAGTTGCATTTGGATTACCAGCAGTTGAAGGCACCTGATTTGTACTATTTGCTATAGCAATGTATGTACTTGTAACACCTGTATCAGTATATGTAACCATATCGTCAACTTCATAAGCTGTACCGCCTACATAAGCGCCTCGATATTTTACTTTTAATTTTCCTAAATCTATTGTTGCCATTTACTCTGCCTAGTCCTAGTTATCAATTGTTGCTATTAAGTGACCGTTTGTCGGATCAATTGAAAATACAAATCCTGAAGCTGCGAATATTACATCATCAAAGCTTGCCATTTGAGCAGCTGTGATATTTGACGCACCCCCATTAGTTGTAATTACTTGTAAAGTATCATTAATGCCGTCACCGTCCGAATCCGTTTTAATGAACCCGTAAACCTCGGCCTTACCTGTAAAATCTCGTAATTCAGACATTTAAAATACTCCCTTATTTGTATATTTATAATTCTTATTATACATTCTCTACTAATTTCCATCCATAAGTTGTACCTGTGTAAACTAAACCGACAGCGGCGTTGTCTGTAGATAAAACAAATGTTTGATTTAAACCCATAACTTTTGCACCGTTACCTTGTACATCACAATTGTTTGTTGCGAAGTTATCTGTTAAGTCCATAATTCTTAATTCATCTCCAACTTGAGGTGAAGCAGGCAGTCTAACAATTGCCTTGCCACCAGATGTATCAACAAAACTACGAGAACCAACATCTAAAGTTATAACCGTAGAACCGTCACCTGTGAGTGTAGCCCAAGGTAAGAAACCACTTAAACCTGTCCATTGTCCTGAGTTGTTGTAACCTTCCCAAGTATTCTTATCAGTATTAAATCTGATACCACCTGCAAACAAGTTAATACCTGCATTTGATGGTCTTTGAGCAGTTGTACCAATCGGTACCGTAAAGTGTCCTGGTCCCATACCATTTCTTTGAGTGTATCCAACAATTGCTCGTTCTGTAGGAACTGAGGTATCGGAATCACCGGCCATGGTTGGGTCAGTTGAAAATTCATTAATAGTTGCGCCAAGTGAAGCACCAATAGAACCTAGTTGTAATTCTGTCAAACCAGAAAGGTCAAATGCGTCTGCGTTCAATGTCGCAATACCAGTTGACTGCTGGATTCTGAATAAATTACCAACTCTAAAGTCACCGTTTTGGTCAGTTGAAGAGAAGTAAACTCTACCACCATTTAATTCTACCGTTTCATCATCTTGGTCAGCAGGTTGTGTTACACCTACTGCGTTTGGATAATTTGTATCAGCAAAAGAACCAGTACCAATATCTAAGAAGTCGTGGCCTGTTAATCTGATATTTGAAAATCTATTTGTTTGACTTATTGTAGTACCAGGCGCTTTTGCGTCTGAAGCTGTAATAGCAGGATTAACTTTAATAATCGCTGTCTCATTTACTAAGTTTTCTTCGGATACTTGTGTAATTCTGTAATAGTTTGTATCGCCATCTACAGCACCTGTAAATGCGTTAGAAGCTAAGACAACTACATTAGCAGAACTTAATGTTCCGTCTGTAGATGAAATTGGAATTACGAAACCTTGAATACCTGAAGAACCAACCGTTGAAGGAGTTGGTTCACCAAACAATGTTGATAATTGGAAAGTATAAGTTGAACTATCAGCTTTTGTACCAGTTACGGTTTCACCTTTTTGGAAATCACCTGTAAGGTTTTCAATGTAAATGTACTTAGCGGATGTTTGTAAATAGAAAATTGTACCTGTTGCACCAGAAGTATTACCAACTAGTGTTTGACCTAATACTAAGTTATTTTCATCATTTGAACCACCTACGAAAGTTTTGGAATCAAACTCAAGCATTTTACCTCTTGTTTGATATTGTACAGGAACTTCTTCGTAGTAATTACCATCTGCAACAGCACCTTGTTCTCCGTATGCCATTGAAGAGTTAAGTGAACGAACAAAACCACCACCTGTTGCATAAACAGCCTTATCACAATAGTATGTGAAGACTGATACAATCTCTGCACGGCCGTTGTTCAATGCATGAACACCTATACCATCTGAGTTAATTTGTGTAAAGTCGTTTGCCAACATTGATTTGTTGGAATTTGGATATGAATATCTATGTAATGCACCATCAATCTCGATACCAGTTGCGTTGGCATTGATTGAAGTCATGTTTTGACAATAAGGTGAAGCAGTTGTAATATTACCAGTTGGGTCTAATGAAGTAACTGCCGCTTTTCTTGTACCACCAGTATTTGCTGGTATACCTGTCAACCCTTGTGAAGACATTTCTAATAAGTTTGTGTTGTTATTTAACAACCACATTTTAGCTGCATTATTTAATTCTAATGAAGCAACGGTAGCAGTAATTGTTGCGTTACCGCCAAGTTGTGAACTATCTAAAGTAATTGTTTCGTTTAGTTGATAACCATGACCGCCATGGTAAACAACAACCGTAGGAGCTGAAGAACCATCTGCTATTACCGAAAGAATACAACCCTTACCATTAAGACTTGATGTAGTATGTTTAAAGTGATAAGAACCTGGAGTACCACCTGTACCGCCTGTAATATTGTTAAGTGTAGCAATCTGTGTTGAACTGCCTGAAGCAGGTCTAACTTGTGTACTTCTTAAAGATGTACCTTTAACGGTAACACCTGCTGGAATAACTAATGGTAATTGTTCTCTATAAACACCGTTTGCGATATGAATTGCGTCACCAACTGATACTGAGATTACATCAAAAGTTAAATCAGTTGCGCCACCTAATTGTGTACCTGTAATTGTGATTACATCACTAATTGAGTGACCTGAACCGCCATCTGTAATTTCAATAAATGGTGTAGATGAACCATCAATTGTAACACGAGCAGTAATATTTGTACCTGAACCAGAAGATGTACCTGTTACATCATTGTAAACACTAGGAACTCCGCCTGTACCACCTGATACATTGTTAAAGTCTGCAACATCACCAGAAGTCGCTACTGATAATGCTTTGTGAATTGTTCTGAATGGAAATTGTTTTGAACCGTCATATGTATCTTTACCGTTGTTTGCAACATAGATAACATTTCTGTCCTCTGAACCACCCCATAAAATATCTGTACCATTTGAAGTTAAAACTGAACCTCTAGGACCTACACCTAATCTTTCATTGGCTGTAGAACCTCTAACCATAATATCGCCTCGTCTAGTAAGCACATTGTTACTATCACCTTGCGACATCAAATTCCATTTTGTATTATCTGTTCCTGGTTCAACATTCAATACATCATATTCAATACAAATGTATGATGATGTTGAAAATTCTACTACATGACCTTTTTGATATGTTGAAGAAACACTATAGTTGCCTTCCCATTTCATACCTTCGTTGATTACTTCCCATTTAGCTGGGTGACTTGAAGGTGTTTGACCTGCTGAAGTATCTACAATACAAACATATGACCAACCACCAAACTGCATTGTATCTCCAGTTTTGTATAGTGTAGCCGCATTGTAATCGCCTGTAGCATTAAAGCCTGTTGTCAATACTTGCCAATATGCACCTGCAACTGGAGTTTGACCTGAATGGTTTTGTAAAGCTGTGTAAGAATAACCACCATAAGTAACAATATCACCGTCTTGGTAATATGTTGATGGATCCCATGAATTTTCGAATTGTAAACCTTCGTTGTAAACTGCAAATTTAGTTAAATCTAAAATGCCTGTATTGTCCGAAGTGTGTTGTGTTGTAACTCTGTATTGTTGAGCACCAAATTTTACAACATCATTTAATTTGTAAAAAGTATTAGCTGTATGTTCAGCTGCTATAAATCTTAATCCTTCAGTATGTAAATTCCATTTACCTGAAGTTATGTCTGAGTAGAAAGCTGGGTCATCTACACCTGATGTATGGTTCGTAACACAAACATATGTATTCGCACCGTATTTTACAATATCATCTACGACATAAGAAGTAGTGGCTGACCAGTTACCTCTCCATTTGAATTTTAATCTACCTAGTATAAAATCTGCCATATTACGCTTTCCAATTCCTTACGGCGCCATCCTTATTGTCATAGGGATAATCTGCCAAATATCTTGCTACCAACCATCCGTCTTCATTAATAAAATAACTTACTTTGTTATCATCAAATCTGTGTTGTTCAAATGCTCTTGCTCTTTTATCAAACTGCCAACTTTCAGTTGGTACTTCAGCATTGGTTCTAACACTTTCATTAACGGGTTGGCCGTTGTTTAATTTGTTTTCTTCCAGATGTTCTAATCCGCCATAAGCAAATGCTGAACCATCTGATACTTTCACAGCTTCGTCACTAGCCAAATACACTCTTGTATATCTAAGTAAACCATCATCTTCCCTCGTCAAAGCATGTAAAGCCTTGTGGGTATGGAATGTGGTATGTGTATTGTCTCCGAACGATAAGTATGCCATGTTTATTCCTTATTTATTTATATATTTATACCAGATTTTAAGTAACTTCCAAAATACTTGCAAAAGCTTCTATTTGAGGAATCGTACTATCCTGGTTCTCTCTTACTATAAGTCTTAATCTATCACCAGCCGCCATATTGATTGGTTTATCAATTGTTAGTGTATTTTCTTGTGGTACATTAATATTCTTAGTAATATGCTTAAATGTAGTACCACCGTCAATTGTACACTTCACATCCACATTAGCATTGATAGTTTCACTATGATTAGTGATAAACAATGCATGAATAACTGCTTGAGCGCCAGCCGGACATGTGTATATATCACTAGAAGTATGGTCTAATGATGTTAATGTCAAACCTGCATTTTTAAATGTACTTGCCATATTTAACTACCAAAAACTATAGCATATGCCAAAGCGTCACCAACGGTAGCAAGTGTACCTGATTGATTAGGTAACTTAACTTGTCTATCAGCCGTAGGTTCTTCTACAGATAAAAATGTTTCGAAAGCATTTTCTAAGAAGCCTTCGAATACTAAAGATGAACCGTTTAATGTGATATTGTTAGTAGTTACTGCGTTTGTGTTTGTGACATCTTGTAAACCAATCGCACCAGCACCACCCATTTCTTTAACATTGCCTAAACTATCTTTGGTAAAAAATTTACCATCAGCAATGTTCATCGCCAATTCACCTACTTGCAAAGAAGCACCTGAAGGTATTGATAATGTTGTTTCTGACCTTTTTGGTTTAATGACAACAGCCATTGTTATTTCCTACTCTTTTTAATTTGTGAGATGAGTTTTGCTTTAGTTAATCTTCTATCTAATTCAATACCCAATTTTCTGCCCAATTTTTCTAATTCTACTTTTGTTTTCTTTTCTAAATCTTTTAAATTGATTTTTATTTGTTCTTGCTTTTTAAAACCTGGCATTCCAGAAATTAAAAAGTCTTTAATTTTTTTCCACATTAATATGTTCCTCCGTCAATTTGTGTAACAGCAACTTCACCTGTTGTAACTGAGAAGTTGTCGCTAGTAAATGAAGCAACACCAATATTTGATGTTGAAGCTAATTCACCGACAATCTGTATTGTTCTACCAGAAGCAATAGTATTAATACCTTCTCCTGCTAAGAACTCTAATGTACCACCTAATGGTACACTTCCTTGTGTAGAACTTTCATCTGTGAAATATAATGGGTCAGCAAGTTTGTTTGAAGAAATAGAACCAGCTAACATTGCGTCTGTAATACCTAATGCTTTAACTCGTAAAGCGTCAGCAAAAACTTCGATTGAAGAATTATCAACTTCAACATTTAAAGTATTACCTGTTTTACTTAATGCGTCTCCGGCTGTAACTTGACCTAGACCTGAGAATTGTACAAAGTCAAATGGGTCTGTACCAATTGTACCAACACCCTCTGCAAGTACCCAACCTGAATTGTTATATGTTGTACCGTGTGTAATGAATACAAAGTCACCACCTGCGGCCTCAGTAGGAGTATCAAAGTCTAAAGCTCTTGTTAATAATGATGTTGATGTAAGTACATAGATACCATTATGAGCTTTATTAGTTTCGCCGTTAACTATAATTCTATCACCTACTACAATATCTGTATCACCGTCTAAATCACCACCTGCAATATCAAGTGCTGTAGAAAGTGTTAAGGTTGCACCAACACCAGCAGTACCATTGTTGTATGTAACGGTATCGCCTGTGATTGTTGCTAATGGTGTAGTAAGAATAGCATGACATTGTTCGTGTACATGTAAACCTTCTGCAACTGCGTCAACATATCTTTTGTTAACAAGTGAGTTGTCGTTTAGACCTGCTCTATTTTCGTAACCACTAGGAACATTAACAACACCTGTACCGTGTGGTGCTAATTCAATATCTTTGTTGCTAGCAGTAGTTACAATTGATTGCCCATTTACGGTAATGTCATCAACAACTAAAGAGGTTAATCCTGCAATATCTGTTGTTGTAGCACCAAGTTGAATTGTAGTTGAACCTAAAACAATTTCACCGTTTGTAGATAACTTAGCATTTGTTACTGCGTCATCTTTAATTTGTGCTGTATCAACACCTGAGTTTGTGATGTTGATTGTAATTTCGTTGTTTGTAACTTCGGTATCTAATCCAGTACCGCCTGTAAATGTTAATGTCTCAGCAGTATTGTAAACATCTGTTCCGACATCACCATCTAAATTAATAAACTGATTAACGGTACCAAATGATAGTACACCAGAACCATCAGTTTTTAAGAACTGACCTGCTGTGCCGTCACCATTGGGTAGTGTGAATGTTGTTGATGTTGTTACATCATTAGGTGCCTTTAAGGCAATGAATGAAGTACCATTATTAGTAGCTTCGTTAAATCTTAAAATACCAGCAGTAGATGATTGGTTACCAATGTTTAACTCATCAATAGCAGAGTTATTATCTGTTATGATTGCTGAACTAGGAGTTAATTCGCCGTGTACATGGTCTAAAAGAGCGGTAAAATACTTACCACCAATTATATCAATACTGGTTGCGTCACCGTTAAGGTCAACGGGACCAGTACCAATAAACATTCTATCGCCATTATTTACCTGCGTACCTGTTCCGTATGCGTAGGCTAATTCACCTTGTTTGAGTGTACTAGGTGTACTAGTGGACGAACTTCGTTTTATCTGTACTATTGTTGACATGCGTTAATAATTCCCACAATTAAATGTTAGTGTACCTGTTGTTGTTATAATTTCGTTTCTTGTAACAAATTTACCGTCACTTGCCCGATACTGCAACATAGCACCATCTTCGACATTAGCGGCGTCAACATCACCGAGTAGTTTTAATTGTAAAGTGGAATTCTGAGCCGCTTGTCCGGACGGTAGCGTAACCGAAACTTTCTGTGGACCTGAGCTGGTATTAACATTAATATCAGCGGTTATATTATTCTTGGTTCCAATTGTGGCGTCTACCATAATTCTCTCTCTTCTACTCTTCTATATTTATAAAGGATAGATTTGTTAAATGGAGACTTGTGGTCTTACTTGAATAAGACCTTCAATAACTCTAGTAACCTCACCAGCGGCGCTTGTGATTTCTAAATCATAGACATATCTAGTTGCATCCAAGGCGGCAGTTTGAGCTGCTGTCATGGATAATGTAACAATACCAGTTGTAGGGTCTGTAGCAATTGTACTGGTTATTGTGCTTCTTGTTTTTGTGCTAGCATACCCTTTGGCCATTTTGGCCTCTGCTGTATATCCAGACAAATTAAAAAGATTTCCGTTTGCGTCTTTTACCGTAACATCTGAGTTAAATGTTGCGCCTTGGTCTATAGTTAGGTTAGCTATTGCTGCCATTTTATTTCTTTGTCTCTACTTTTAACAATTCTGATATTTTACCGTTGTAATAAGTAGTCAGTACATCAATTTTCTCAATTTCTAATTCCAATCGAGTTTTGTTTACTTGAATTTCTTGTCGAACGGTAATGTAGTTTTGCAATTCAGGACTAAACTTAGTCTCATCATATTCAACTCCATCAATTTTTATAGTCATAATTATCTCCTTTAGTTATATTTATAACATAAATTCAGCCTTGTACCACTTTTTTATGTCTGGTACCATGCCTTTATCTTCATCTATAGGCAACACCTTATCTAAAATTGCGTTATATTCTTCTTTAGAGGCACCATATGGCCTAAAATAAGGGTCATTACCATAAAGTAAATCTTTGTCATTTAGTAAATCATAAAAATCTTCTTTAAAGTCATGTGTCAACCACCATGCATAACAAATAGCAACTGCATAACTCTTAGCTGGGTATATCCACCCCATGTCTTTTTCATTAAAGTATCTAATAGCGTTATCTATAATATCTTCACTTTTAAACACTTCGACCATAGATAAATCATCTTCATGTTTAGGATTCAATCTATGATATAATTCTTGTTTTATTTTCCAGTCTTTCATCATACCAATCTAATAATCCTTTGTAACCGTTACAACCGTTGGTTAAGTCTTTTACATACCTATAATGTTCTGTCAAACATGTGCCGTAGTATGCACATTGACGACAAATATCTGAGACATTTTTTATAGGCTCCTGTTCTGCCCATTGTAGATAGTTTTCAAAAGTTTCTAACTCTTTAAAGTATTCATTATCATTTATATCAAATTCTAATACTGCAAATTTACCACTAGGTGTAATATATATGTGGTCATCAGAAAAGGCATTATACTCACCTCTTAAACTCATAATAATTTTGCCTTCATTAACAAAATCAAATTTCTTTCTGATAGGGCTATCTATCCACTTTTTAACAAATTCTTCAAAATCTTTATGTGTTACATTATGTTGATTTGCTTGATTAGTTGAATATGGTTTTATCTCAACACTTTCAACACTAGAACAAGCATTTAACATAATAATCATTTCTTCAACATCTTTTTCAATTACTTGTTGACTTGCAAGTATTAATACGGCAATAGGCACCTCACTTCTTAACATATTCTGATAAACTTTATCAGATTTCTCCCTTGCCTCAAAGTCATAACTTACTGATAAGTAAAAGTCATTTT